TGCACACCTCAAAGAAGATTCAATAGGTTAATTAAAAAACACCCATATCTTTTGACTAATGATAGTATTATCATTAGAGACACTATATACGACACAATTCGTATAACAGTTCCTGAAGTTCAAGTTGACACTATAGTAAGTATTAAAGAGCTACATGATACTGTTACCATAGAGAAAGATCGACTAAAAGTTAAGGTTTGGCGAGTAAAAGATAAAGTATATATAAATGGCAAATGCGACACTGTATATATCGAAAAGCCAATAGAACGGATAGTATATAGAAAGATACCTGTTAAGTATTACGAAAAGACTCCGCTATATAAAATGCTACTTAATAGCATTATAGGAATTTTATTAATTTTGTTGGTATTATATATTACATACAGAATTTTAAAAAAATACCTATTGTGAAAACAAAATTACTTTTACTAACATCATCATTTTTAGCAGTAATATCACCAGTTAAACCTATTATATATATTGCACTACTTGCTATTATTTTAGACACATCATTTGGAGTTTGGAGAAGTGTTAAAAAGGGAGGCTGGAAATCTATTAAAAGCAGAAGATTATCTCACGTCATAAGTAAATCACTTCTTTATTGTGGAGCTATTTTATTTGTATTCTTAATTGAGAAATATATAGCTGCTGATTTAGTGGCTCACTTTATAGCTGTAGATCTTATAATGACAAAAATTGTCGCTTTCTTTTGTGTTACTGTAGAAATAAAATCAATGAATGAAAGCTATGAATCAGTTACAGGAAAGAATTTACTTAAATCATTAAGGGAATTTGTTACAAGATCTAAAGAAGATATTGAAAAATTAACATGAAGTTAGATACGACTAAAATAGTTCAGGCTAGGCTAAAGACTAGCCAGTACTTTCAAGAGGAAAATCCTAAGAATCAAATTTACTTGCATCATACTGCTGGAAATGGTAATGCTGTTGGTGTGGCTAAATATTGGGATAACACAAAGGACAGAATTGCTACAGCGTTTGTTATCGGTAATAGCGGTACTATTGTCCAGTGTTTTTCTTCAAGAGAATGGGCTTATCATCTAGGACTAAAAAATGCTCCTTTCTCAAATATGGGATTGCCATATAAGGCACTTGATAAAAACTCAATTGGTATAGAGGTATGTAATTGGGGAATGCTAAAAGAAAAAGATGGTAAGTTTTATAATTATGTCAATGGACTTGTTGATCCTAGTGAAGTTACTGAACTAGATAAACCGTTTAAGGGATATAAGTTTTGGCATAAGTACACTGATAATCAAATTGAAAGCCTAAGACAATTGATAGTATATCTTTGCGACACATATAAAATATCTAAAGAATATAATGATGATATTTGGGATTTATGTAAACGAGCTATGAAAGGCGAAGATGGTATATTTACACACAACTCTGTAAGAAGAGATAAGTCTGATATGTACCCATGTCCACGAGTAATTGAAATGCTTAAAAATTTGTAACTTTATAGCATGAAAAAACAAAAAGACGTTTCATCATTTATAGCAAAACCAAAGGTAAAAAGACCTGGTGTACATGCTAAAACAAAAACGTCTAAAACAAAGACTAGTAAGAATTATTCTAAACCATATAAAAAGCAAGGTCGATGAAAGTAAATAATTATCCATTAAAAACACCTGCTGAAGGTGACAAACTATTTGGTAGTGATTCAAATGGAGATCAGGCACAGTTTGATGTAACTGTTTTAAATCCATATATTGTAAACTTGAATTCAGCTGGCGGTTCTGAAACTTTAGTTAACGATGGAACAGGACCTACATTAGCCGTTAAAGGAATTTCAGCTAGTAATGGTATAACACTTTCTAGTACAGCGACAGCTTTAACTATTAATGGAGCTTATAAATATGAAATTGGTGAATATGTTCCATCTGAAGGCGGAGTAATATTTCATAAATATTTAGATGGTGGCAATCAGAAATATCTTGTAGTTTCAATTAATTATCAAAGTTTTTCTCAAGCATGGAGTAACATTACATCAACATCAATTGGTGCATCTGCTCGAAGTAGTTGGGACGGATTAAGTAATAGTAATGCAATAGTAGGGCAAAGTGGCTTTACAAGTGGGGCTGCTAAATTATGTTTAGATTTAATTTCATTAGATAAAAATGATTGGTATTTACCATCAATGCATGAATTAAATTTTTTATGGCAAAACTTATTCAATGTAAATAGAACTTTATCTGGTAATTCAAGTTATGGTTCAATAGCTGGTGCTGAAGAGGTGTATTTATTGAATCATTGGAGTAGTACAGAATCTGCTCTTGACACTGCATGGTCAATACTTTATGGAAATGGAAATATATACACCTTTAGTCTTGCTCTTAAAAGCGCGACATTTTCTGTTAGAGCCATAAGAAAATTTAGCATATAATTGCTATCTTTGCATTATAAATTTAATAAAATGAAGAAAATTGAACAAGACGAACTGTCTAAATTGACAGAATTAAATCGCAACTTTAGAGATTTAAAATTTGATGTTGCTGACATCGAGCTTTCATTTGAAAGACTTAAAAGCAAAAAGAAATCAACTCTAGCAAATTTAGATATTGCTGCACATGACTTAGCAAAGTATCAAGAAGAAATAATTGCTAAGTATGGTGATATAACTATCAACCTACAGACAGGTGAATATAATTAGAAAAATATCTATTGGTCCTGACTATATGAAGTCAATGAACTATACTGTTGGACAGGAAGTTCTTGATAAAAGTTATTCTATCTATCAGATAATAAGAAATGAAGATGGAATAAAGCTTTATATCATTAAGGATGGAGAGATTGTATTGTGGAAAGAATTCTCGAATACTGTTCCTGTATCAATTGAGTATAATATAAATTTTTAATGAAAGCACCATACTGTTTTATCATCAAGGCTGTTGATGGTAGGAGGTATGACAACATAAGAACTTACGGAGACAAAGAGTTCATTGTAAGTACCTCCCAAGAAGATCACACCGTTTCAAATAGATTTGCTGAAGTAATATCTGTTCCTATTTATTATGATGGGCCTATAACTATTGGAGATATAGTTGTTGTTCATCATAATGTTTTTAAGTTCTACTATGACATGAAAGGTAGGCAAAAAAGTAGTTGGCATTATTTAAAAGACGACTTATTTATTGTTGAGCCTGAGCAAGTGTATTTGTATTCCAAAAATAAAGATTCTTGGCATGCACCATCTCCATTTGTTTTCATTAGACCTATACCATCTGAAGATAAAATATTTAGTCCTATATCTGGGCTTGAGGAACTTTGGGGAGAAATAGTTTTTAAGAATGATGATTTAGATGAAGTAGAGGTTGGTGATATTGTATCATTTACCCCTGACAGTGAATATGAATTTAGAATTAATAATGAGATTCTTTATAGAATGTATAATCGAAATATATGTCTAAAAAAATAGAGATATTGGAGGCAGCAAAGGTTGCCATTGATGAGTTGATAAAGGTACTAAAAGAACCTATTATTACTCGATCTGAAGATGATATATCAGCAGATAAGTTAAAGAACGCTGCATCGGCTAAAAGGTTGGCGTTTGAGGATGCTTTAAATATGTTACAGAAGATTGAGGAGGAGGAGAATAAAAGTTCAGATTTACCTACTATAAATGTGGGTAATGGTGGATTTGCAGAAGGTAGAGCAAAGAAGAAGTAATGGAAAATAATCTTTACGTTATACTAGATGACCATATCACAAAAAATGTGATAAGAACTAAGAATAGGTATAAGTCTTGGGAGTATGGATATAACTCGGATTATGATGTTGTCGTAATATCAAAAGATGGAACTATAGGTCAGATATATGAGATTAATAGTATTAAGATTGCACTTCCTTCGACACCTGAAAAAGTTACCGATTACGGTAACAAATGGATAGCACAAGAGTATCCATCTGAGCTACAAAAAATAAAGACAATATTTGATTGGAATAGACGAGACAATGCTTTTAAGTCAAAGTATGTTGATTACATAGAAAATGAATTTAATAAGCGTGAGAATGGTCATTGGTTTATAAATAATGGTAATCCAACATATATAACAGGCACGCACTACATGTATTTGCAGTGGACAAAGATTGACATTGGTCTACCTGACTTTAGAGAGTCAAATAGGATATTCTATATTTATTGGGAGGCTTGTAAAGCTGACAATAGGTCTTTTGGGATGTGCTATTTAAAGAACAGACGTTCTGGTTTCTCATTTATGTCTAGTTCTGAAATAAGTAACACAGGTACAATAGTAAGAGATTCTAGGATTGGTATATTATCAAAGACTGGTAGTGATGCCAAGAAGATGTTTACCGATAAGGTTGTTCCGATTGTAAGAAATTATCCATTCTTTTTTAAGCCAATTCAGGACGGTATGGACAATCCAAAGACTGAGTTAGCATTTCGTGTTCCAGCAAGTAAGATTACAAGGAAGAACATGGATCAAGAAAATCAAGATGAAATTGACGGACTTGATACAACTATTGACTGGAAGAACACAGCTGACAACAGTTATGATGGTGAGAAACTGTTAATGCTTGTGCATGATGAATGTTATGACCCAAATACAAATATATTAATGTCTGACTTAACATTTAAAAAAATAAAAGATATTAATATAGGAGATAAGGTTATTGTTGAAGGTGGTTTAATAAAAACAGTAGTTAAAAAAACAAATGGTAAAACTGATAGATATTTAATAAAACAACCCTACGGAAATGATTATATTGTAACTAAAAATCATAGATTAGTACTAAATGAATATAACAAAGGAGAAGTTATTATGACTCCTGAAGAATATATGAATAGTTCAAAATATAGAAAACAACATCTTACAAGAATTACATCTAAGGGTATAGAATTAGAAGATTCTTTTGATGGAATACCTCCATATCTTTTAGGATTATGGCTTGGTGATGGAAGAAGTAATTCATTTACCATACTTGTTAATAAATATGAAGAACCTGAGATATTAGATTATTTAGGGAAGATGTCTCAAATTATGAATATTGATTTTGAATTAAAAAAATCTACATCTGATAAAATTATTGAATTTTCATTTAAAAAAATAAATAATGAATTAAGAAAAATAAATGTTCTCAACAATAAACACATACCTAGTGAATATATAAATTCTTCAATAGAATCAAGATTACAGTTATTGGCTGGAATAATTGAAACAGATGGATATTGTGATAAGAAGAAAAACTGCATAGAGATAGGAATGAGTAGAAAGGAGTTGATAAGTCAAATAAGATTTATTGCTTTATCTTGTGGGCTATCATGCAGTAACATTAAGCATAAAAAAAGTAATTACAATACCGATGTTTATAGAATTAGTATTTCTGGAGAATTATCAATTATACCATTAATTACAAGTAAAAAATCTTTTGATGGATATTCTCCTAAAACAAACGGAAGGAGAAATAAAGTTGACGTTGAATATGTAGGCGTTGGTGAATATGTTGGTATACAGGTAGATGCTAATAATGATGATGATAGAAAATTAATATTAGATGATTTCACCATAAGCATGAATAGTGGTAAATGGGAAAAACCTGAGAATATATTAAATAACTGGCGAGTAACAAAGACTTGTCTTAGGTTAGGTAGCAAGATTGTTGGTAAATGTATGATGGGTTCTACATCAAATGCATTAAGTAAGGGAGGAGAAAATTTTAAGAAGTTATATAACGATAGTAATCCAAGAACAAAATCAGCAAATGGTCAGACTAAGAGTGGACTTTATTCTTTGTTTATTCCAATGGAATGGAATATTGAAGGATATATTGATGAATTCGGTTGGCCTGTATTTGAAAATACAAATAAGTCTGTAAAAGGCATTGATGGTGAAATGATAACTCAAGGCGTTATTACATGGTGGAATAACGAAGTAGCTGCATTGAAGAGTGATTCTGATGCGTTGAATGAGTTCTATAGACAGTTTCCTAGAACTGAATCGCACGCATTTAGAGATGAATCTAAGCAGTCTGTGTTCAATCTAACAAAGATATACCAACAGATTGACTACAATGATTCATTGATAAAAGATCAAGTACTAACAAGAGGTTATTTCCATTGGAAGAATGGAGTAAAAGACAGCGAGGTTATTTGGACTCCTGACAAGAACGGTAGATTCTTGGTGTCATGGATACCTAATCAAAGACTTCGAAACAATGTAATTACTAGAGGAGGTAAGAAGTACCCTGGCAATGAACACTTAGGTGCTTTTGGATGTGACCCCTATGATATATCAGGTGTTGTTGGTGGAGGCGGTTCAAACGGTGCGTTGCATGGAATGACTAAATTTCACATGGAAGAAGCACCAACAAATGAGTTCTTTTTAGAATATATAGCAAGACCTCAAACTGCTGAGATATTTTTTGAGGATGTATTAATGGCTTGTGTATTTTATGGAATGCCATTATTAGCTGAAAACAACAAAGCTAGATTGCTATATCATTTCAAAAACAGAGGGTATAGAGCTTTCTCAATGAATAGACCTGACAAACATAAAACAAAGTTATCTAAGACTGAAATAGAGATAGGCGGCATACCTAACTCATCTGAGGATGTAAGACAAGCTCATGCATCAGCTATTGAAACTTATATTGAAGAATATGTAGGCCTTGATACAGAAG